AAATGCCAATTGAATTTTCTCAAAAGAATCAAATTGGTTCAAAAACAGAACCGACCCTAAAACAGTGAGAGAACACAAGGTTGATTGCCTTATGGGAACCCACTGCACACTGGTTTTGATTCTCCCAGTGTAGGTCGCCACTTTAAGCTGTGGTCAAGCCGCCCTGTACCCTCGATCGTACTCCGCGTGGCCCCGGGGCTTTAATTTTATACCCAAAAAACCTCCTGATTACGGAGGAAAAATGGTGAGAAGGTGCAGCTGTACCCTCGATCCTACTCGGCGTGGCCGCGGCTGCTAGTTTTTGATCTTAATCAAACTCTTGTCCGCCCTTCTCAAAGCGGACCAGGCCTGGTGTTGGTGCACTCATTGCCTTCTCCAGCAACAAGGCCTGTGCTTTCGCCCTCCAATATTCTGCTTCCTCACGAAGGGCATCTGAAGTTTTGAGGGAACACTTAAAGGAAAAATCAGTTTCATCCCTGGATTGTTTTATTTCCTCCTCTTCAAACAGTGTTATCTCTGACATTAGATCTTCAATGTCATCTGCCCTCCTATAAAAATTCAGGTTTTCATTCCATTGCAGAGAACCCATATAAGCTGGTGACACTGATTTTTGGACCCAGACAATAGGATAGTCTGGCAAGTTTGAGCCGGTCCAGGGAAAATACACTCTAACCTTAGGCTGATGTTTCGAAACCACTAGCCAGCCCATGTTGTTGTTTATGACTGACCCTTGTTGTTGGGATGGGGCATTATTCTGAGTTGATGGCCATACACCCAGTTTTACATCCTCATTTGAGATCCCGAACTCTGTTGGCCTGGTGAACCCGTCACAAGATGTAAACGGAGCTTCGTGTGTGCGAGATGAAAAGAAGCTCCATATATTTGCAGCTGTTTGAGTAACACCCTGTGGTGTGTGTGTGCTCTGAAAAAACACTCCATTGTCACTATAGTCCAGCACAAGCCAATTTGTTCTGGGTTCTGTCCTCACATTTGCTGTTCCCATAGCAGATGAAGCTGTTTGCACTGTGGTTGCGATTGGCTGTCCGAAGAAGAAAAGATTATTGCAGTACCAATCTCCATCAACACGCTGTTCATCTACATCATAGATGAGTGGTAGGTTCTGGTTTGGTGCAATTCTCAATGGCAAGTATGGTATAGCCACTGGCGCAGGAGCACCACCAGTGGTGGCAATTTGCTCCCCGCTATTAACATTAGGTTGAATTAGTTGAGTGATCTGCACCTCACGATTTGAAATTGACTGCTCCTGCTTAACTTGTTGGAAGATCTTTGAATTATTCTTTGCATCTTCAACAGAAGCATAGATGGCATACTTTGAAGGCGCATTTTCACCTGCAGCACCGAAGATCTTCCTAATCACCCACCATCCACCTTTAAGTAACCAGCCCCAAGGGCCAATCGCGTCTGCAACAACATCTACCACTGTCGTGGAAACTGCCCAAAATTTTTCCCCTGGTCCACTTTGCTGTGCATTCAGCGTTCTAGGTCTTTGTTCGTTATCTAAAATCGCACGAAGAGCCGGATCTTGCACTTCCATGACTACTGAGCCATCTGTGTCATTTTTTAATGTTATGCCCTGACTTTTTACTGTTATTCTCTCATTCTGCATGAGGGCGAGGTTTGGTTTTGGTGTGTAGTTGGAGAACTCATATCTGACATTGGCCTCTACAATGAACAGCCCACCAACAAATGAATTTGTGGACTGTGACTGAAGTGCCAACACTGTTCTCAAGTAAGTCCAGAAAGAAATTGCTGGACCCAATGAGTTAGTTGGATCATCACCAGTATCCATATTCCACCAGCCCTCTCTCGGCCCTTCAAGTTGTCTAGGCTTTATCTTCCAGACGTATCTCATTCCAACAGAGAGCTCCACATGTGGCCTTGCCTTTATTGTATCAGGGCTTTCTGCAGTCGCAACTCCTGACTCTTGTTCCAGGTCTGCAAAGACCACTGTGCCCAATACATTTGCTGCTCCAGCAAGTGGTGTAAACCTAACTTCACATTCCACTATCCTCCATAGACCATATTGGCTCGCTCTAATGGTTAGTGGGGATGACGCACTTCCAGCATCTTGATTTTTCAACATGGTTGGGTTCAAAAACACTTTAAATTGTCTTGACAAGGAATCATCAGGATTTCCAAGGACACGACCCAGCGTAACAGTTGTTTTAAAGGTGTCACTAACGCGTGGGCCTTTTATTCTCCTTTCAACTTTCCTCACTCTCTTTTCGAGCTTTCTTTCCTGTTTTTCTTCCTTTTTAAGTATTGTTTTTAGTGGGGCTTTCTTTGGTTTTTCCTTTATTATCACCCTCTTCCCCCTACTACGACTCCTACTACGACTCCTAGATCTTGATCGAGTCCTTCCTCGTGCCTTAGCCTTAGGCTTCACTGAGACAGTGACCTTGTCGGCCATGCCTCCTACCTCTTTTCGGTCCTCCCCTTCTACCATAATCGATTATAGAAGTTGGGCCCAACTTCTGGTAGCTTGATGTTCTCCTGGTAGGCATAACACTCCACTGCGTCTATTTGTTTTTCTAAAAAGTCAACAACAGTGGATTCACAGTTATGACATAGGAGTCTCAGCGAAACCAGTTTTCCCCACAAGGCCTCAATATTCGGAAGTCTCTTAGTAGGATCTGAGAGGGTTGAGAGAATCTTATCAACATTGGGGACACCAACATATTTACCACAATCCTGTTTTATTATTGTTAGTCCACAAAATGACAATCCTTCAGGTACCACCTGCACCTTAACATTCTCTTCTTTGACCCACATACCAAAGACATCAGCATACATCCTTATAATAGTGTCCCGGTCATAGTCGACAAAATCTGCATTGTATGATAGCAACCTGTCATCTCCATAGCAAATATACTTAACATTCGCTATAAGTTGCTCTGCACTAGGGAACACCCCTTTTTGGGTATAGTGCAAATACCCAAACTCAAATGTTGTAAGCCATACATTACAGAAATTATTGTCAACAGTAGTTGAAAATTGACCAGATGGATTTCCTTTCTTGACCTGACACACTTCACCAGTTGGTAACAAGATGATTTTTTCAAGCAAGTTTGCAATGTACCAGTTGTAAAGGTCTTTATATTTTCTCTGGTACTTTTCTTTGAGGAAGAAGAATCTCATCTTTTTAATACGCCAGAAGAGTTGTCCTGGTATGGTACCATCATAACGGGTCCAATCCATTTCTACAAATCGGGTTTTTTCCCCAAACACATAAAGCCTTCTAATTCGCCTATCTAAACCACTAAAGAAGGGGGTCCACCCAACCTGTGCAGCATGGTCTTCTGTTTTTAGTTTCATCCTGGAATTTTGATCTTGTTCAAAGGATGCTCCAATACGTGTAAAAACTGGATCTGTGCACAAGATCATTCTGATGTCATTTTGCTCTATTTTCTTTTTCTTGAGCACTTCATTTTTCAGAAAACACCACCACAAAGGTCGTTTTTGCAAAGTTTCTGGGTTATTAAACACTTCGATGTACTCACCCCATCCACACTCATTGATGTAATCCTCTTCAGAGTCCCACTCCAAAAATTTTGGAAAGGCAGGTGTGGATTTAACATTTTTCTCAGTTGACATTATGGGGATAACATCACTATTTTCCATATAAGAGTGCTCAATTAGTGTCACAGAGTCCGCTAATGTTGTTAACTCTGGAAAGTTATTAACAAAATCTTGTGGTTCTTTGTAAAAGAATTTTTCAAAGATTTTACCATAGGCATCCCTTGTCCAGGTTGTGGAAGCATAAGTATTTTGCTCCCATTTCTCTACAATACCCAGGAGTGGATCTTTAACTTTCTTGTCCCTCACAATTAATTTATCAACGGGTATATAGCCTAACAGATTAACATTATCTGGAAGCGAAATTTTCTTCTGTGGAGGAAGCAAATAAAAAGTCCAATCAAAAATTCCAAGTTTTAATTCAGGGGTTAGGGGCCTAGGTGTTAAAGGCCCCTCCTCTAGTTTTTTGGACAGCCTTCAATTGCGTGTGCCTCCAAGCCCTCAACTCCTTTGAAGCCTTTCTTGCAACTGGGACACTCCACAGGGCGTGTATGCCCTTCGTTCTCAGAATGCATAATCCCACAAAACACACAAAAGCATTTTTGATTGCGACGTTTACATGCCGCATAATTATGCGGTTTTGGGTTCATGCACCAGTTGCATTTCTTCCTCTGCTCCAAGGGTTGATTTTTTGGCTCCTCAAAGACTGTAGTTTTTTCCTTGAGTATATTCTTTCTATTATCTTCACCTGTTGAAATTTTTGTACAACCATCTCTCTTAATCAGCTCACTGGTTTTCTCATCATCCAATGGTATCATCTTAATTTTCTTGAAGTCAATTTCTTTATTCTCAATGACTCTGACATCTTCACCATTGGAAAGTATGGCCACTGATGTTCCTTCCTGAATTTCCTGATCGCTGACTGCTTTTTCAAACATGGAAGTTAATTTTTCTGCACTCTCTGCCTGTGTTTCCAACTTAACCGTTTTAACACGATCCTTTTTGATACGAATAATGTGCAGTAGTGCCTGTTGTATGTAAGTTTTACGAGACTGTCCAGCAAGGAATGCATTTTCCTCCTCCATAGCTTCTTCAATCTTGCGGTCAATCTCTTCATTGGCAATATCATCTGCAATCATCTCATCATACCAGTCTTCAACACCATCTTCATCTATGTCATTCTCAATGCAGTAATTCAACCAAGCTTGTTCCCTTAAGTGGTTCACTGCATCTCTAATTTCATCAGCAGAAAAACCTTCCTCAATCATCCTGTTGTATTCCTCATCTGTCAGCATTCTCATTTTCATGAAGTGGCCTTTTGATAACAATTTCTTTGTATAAAGATGTTTAGCTCCACGAACTGTTTTCTTTGTTTTCCCTTTCTTCTTCTGCCCCAGGATGGTTTGCATCAGCCAGAAATCATCATAATTTTTCATTTTCCCTTCCATGATGGAGACTTTCTCTCTCAACTCATCTAACTGTTTCAAGATTTCAGCATGGGAGATTTTTGTACCAGCAATGACTTTTTCCATCAACTCATCAACATCAATATGTTGTGATTGTTGTACCATAATATTACTCTCCAAAATGTGTTTAACCACAACTCCTTGAGAAATAACTCCTTGAGTGCCTAGATGCATTCCGACAAGCCTGCCATCTGAATTTGTGTAAGGGGCACCACTATTGCCAAAAGCTGTATTCATAGTATTACTTATCCAGTTACCATCAATAGTACACCATCCCTGAAAGCTAATTTGGTTTTGGAAGTTGGCATCCCATGTTGTTAGAGTAAGGTAGTCATTTACAATTTCTTTTGCCAATTTAAGTGGTTTTACCATCTGTAGCTCTTTTGGTAATTTTATCAAGACTAGCGTGTCCACACTCTCAAAGATCTCGATCTCTTTCCAAATTTTGCAGCGAACACAGATGTTTTCACTCTTCACAGTGACAAAGTCAGACCCTCTAACAACATGTCCTGCAGTACAAATATAATTCATGAAGCGCCAACCGGTTCCACTTCCGTTTTTCCCCTCAATTATAACTATAGAACCGCTCTTAATGGGGCTCGATGGTATAACACCACGTATTCTCAATTGTTTAAAACCTTTTTTTACCTGATCTACAGCAGTTCTCTTTACTTTTGCAATCCTTGTAGTTTTCTCTGTTGTTCCATCAGGATGTGTTATTGTTATGGTTGACATAGCATAGCGGGTCCCACAGCTCATTGAAATCACAACACAAAACAGTAAGATCTGAAGTGGTACTGTTAATGCTAGTGCTGTGAAAAGTGTCATTAAAAACGACCAGCCAATAAAAGTGAAAACATACAGGATTGAATATGAAGTTTCAACTAATATGTTAACCCCTTCGTTCCAGAAAAAAGCTCTTAAAACTAGTGTCATCCACATTAGGAATGTTGTTATTACAAGCATATCTGGAAAGATAACCTGAAAAGCGACAAAGGGTAACACTATTGTTGGAAAGATGTTAACCGCAACTGTGAGGAGAAAAGTTGGTAGCTGGAACCACCATGCAATAGCAACAAAGGGTACCATTTTTAAGAATTTTTCCTTATTGCCTGTTGCCATTAATGAAAAAATTGCAATTATCCAAACATCTAAGTTGTATGCCTTAACATAAGAAATTAAATCCCTACTCTGCTCAAGGGCTTCATATATTTGTACCCAGATTTTATTTAAGGAACTTTCTTCTTCACAGACAGCTGGAACCAACGTTTGCAGCCTCCTTTCGCACCAGCGCCAGTTTGTAATATAATCCTTCCTATCCATAAAGAAACCAACGCTTTTTGCACAAGATTCAATGATCTTCCGGGGATTAAAAGCTGAAGCCATTAAAAAGTTTCCCCTCATGTTATAGCACTTAGCCATCACAGTTTCAAAGTCGTAGGTAGGAACTGGCACGATACCATTAACCAGAAGGCAGCCAAACTCAGGTCTCTTGCAAGTTTTTTCCATCTTATCAGGATCATATTCATAAAAGCCGAGATTGGGGTTGTCATCAGCAGCCTGTGTTGTGGCCAAGAAGGAAAAGAAAAAGAAAGCCAATACAATCCAAAGAATATTTCCAACACAGAATTTCTTTGCTTTAGATTTTGTCAGCATTTCCTCAATTTTCTGTTTTTCATTCCAGATCTTGTCCCTCTCAATTTCAGCCCGCACAAGTTTCAATTTCAGATTGCCAATTTCCTCATTTTTTTGACGAATTTGATCTCTATGTTTTTCCTCAATATGCCCAATCAATTTTTTCTGTGACTCAACCAACTTCACTATCTCCTTGTTCTTGTCTTCAAGTTCTCGCGCCTTTTCCTTCACAAGGCGGGTTTTTTCCATTATGGTGTGAGTCAATGAGGAATTCAAAGCTTGTGCGCTTCTCAGGCGAAAGACTTTTGCTTGCTGCGCTCTCAAAGCAGCTGCCTCATTGCGAGTAACAATCGCTGCGCCAGCATCATCACTCCAGGTTGCATTACCATCTCCTGCATCCATAAATAGTCCGAATGCGGTTCCATGGATTCCAATTGCAGTTTTCAGGTCTTTAATGTAGATCGCATCAGTTGCCATCAACTTACGCCACGCAGGTGTATCACCATACATGACGCGCATGCGATCAAAACATTCGACCACGCCTTGAAGTGAAAAAATTTTATCAAGGCCAGCTGGAGTCTGAAGTCGCGCTTCGCGCTTGTCAAGAGAGCCAAAGGCTCCATCCCCGCAAGAGGCCATAGCCTCTCACCAACGCTTTCGG